ACGCCAGACTATAAAATCAATTCGCTAGAGAGTTTCTATAAATCCATCAAGAAAGCCATGAAAGCCACAGACGACACCACAGACGAAGCCACAGAGACCACAGACGAAGCCACAGAGAGCGACGACGAAGCCACCGAGACCTTCCCGGAGCCGGAAACTGTGGAAGAATTTGGCCTAGCCATAGCGGCCTTGGTACTCGCCGGGGTAGCACGAGGATTTGATAAGGGTGAGATGATCCAAATCGCCACCGATGTGATAAAAACCAAGGCATAGGAAGTCACGGGGGAGTGTCACAGCTCCCCCATTGACCTTTTTAATATGATCATCTATGATGTTTATATTAAAACGATCAAGTTATAGAAATTCTAGAAGTTTGAGGAAGACCATGACGCCACGACAAAAAAGAAAACATATCGCCAAGGTCGAACAGGCTAGAATTGTCCTGCTAGACGGCGGCAAAGTTAGACGCAACAAAAGCATCAAGGCAGAAGCCAAACGCTTTTTGCGACTAACAGCGACCGGCAGATTTTGCCAGCTTCTATCGGAAACTGAACAGCCTCAACTCATGTTGGGAAATGCTGGCGCACATATGCAATTCTATGCAAAGGAAAATAGACGGTAATCGCAACATGATAGACTAAAATAGAAGCAAGTGCTTCAATTCTAGCCATAAGGCTATTGCGGGTAGGCGCATGAACCATGGTGGTTCAGTGTGTCTTTTTTTTATTGTTAAACTTCTAGAAATTCTAGAACCTTGAACCTGAAGGAAAATTAAAATGGAATGGACATTTACTTTTCAGACGCAATGTAAACGACAATGTAGTGATAACGAATACACAATCCTCGTTGAGGAGCAGGATAGTTACAGTAAAGCCTTAGAGAAGGCTGTTAAAGAATTACCACTAGGTGAACCCGATAATACATATAGTCCGCTTGGCGATACATGGGGACTGTGGAAAGTGTCAGTGGAAAGTGATGAAATCGAAGGCCATACAAACGATAAACCTGAAGGAAACTAAGACCATGGAAAATGTAAATACTGAAAACTTAGAATTGAATGCATGGCTCGTACTGTACAACGAGGCTATCAAGCGAGCTAATTCCGCTGCTAATTTTAGCGATAAAGAATACTGGATACTCATGGCAGTTGGATATTCCAAAACAATCGGAGAAATCAAATGACTACTACAATTGAAACTACAATTAAAAATATTGAGCGCATGAAAAACTCAAGAAATGGCAATGCAAACTACACGTTCACGCTTGCCACAGGGTTAGAGTTAAAAACGCCAAGAGATGTAATGTGGGTTTGTGCGGTCTCGCCAGATAATCTAGTTGGCAAGGTCAAGAGAATACAGTATAACATTAAAACTGGTGTGATCGAAGATATTGAGGGATTGTAAAATGACTTCTGAAAACATTCTAAAAATATACAGGCTGGCAACGCCTGAGGAAAAGCGTGATGGTGTTGTGTGGTATGCGGAAGCCTACGCACAGTGCAATAGGATAGCGATAGACTTAGAGGTGCCTGTCCACATTGTCACGGGTGTGGTTGCCGCACTGTCACCAAATAATAAGTGGGATAGGAACGTCTTGAACGCTCATGATTTGATAGGGGCATTCACAAATGGCGATGATATTGATGACGTAAAAGTATCGACATACCACACCATGAAGCGTAAAGCATGGTCGATACTTGAGGCAATGCCAGACCATGAAGGCGTCATCGCTATACTAAATGGGCAGAAAATTGTCTCATTCTATAGGAATATTATGGGCGATGATACCTGCACAGTGGATGGTCATGCTAAAAATATATACTATGGCAAACGTCATAGTCTGACAGATGACAAGACAAACGTGGGGAAAAAAGAATATAAGACCATATCAGATGCTTACGTAGAGGCTGGCAAACGTGCAAGGGTTAATGGTAGACCGCTAAAAGCCTTTGAAATTCAAGCAATTACGTGGGTTGTGTGGCGTAGGGTTCACAACATTAAGTGAAGTTTCACTTCTCAGTCGCCACAAGTAAATAAAAACAGTCGTATAATGATATGATATGTGATGTTCTAGAAATTCTAGAAGTTTGCACCTAAAGCAAGTGGAGAAATGCTATGTCAAATGGAATAAGAATAAAATTAAAGGATGATGTTTACATATCTATAATTCAAGTAGCTGCCCATGAAAAAAATATTCTAGGGGTCAAGGGCATCAGAGAAAAAGGGTCTGTAGAGGCGGTACTAATGAGTGTAGATAAGGAAGGAAATTCTACTGGACTAATTAACAAAGTAGAGAAATTAAGTAATACCGACGAGTTAATAGACTACATTAAAAGAATGAAGGAGTAGACTAATGTTTATAGTACCGCACAAACAAGAGACAAAACAAATAGTTCTTAATCTTTTTAAGAAAGGTTTGACTGCAACTCAAGTAGCAGTTGAAGCAAATAGATTATGTAGGGGTACATTAAATATCTTGCTCACTAAAAATTCTGTGATGGGTATTAAAAATAGAGCGGGAAAGTGTATACCAAGAGACCCAAGAAATTACCCAACAAATCGTAAGCGAATAAAGTATGAGACCTACGATAAGACACTGGCTTTCAATGAAAAGGTCGAGAGAGTACCATACGAACAGACAGTCAAGGCCAGATTAATTGCAGCACTTAGATAAGGAAAAATTAAATGAAACTATATAAAATATATCAGGATATTAACACAGGTTATGACACGTTTCGTAGTGCTGTAGTGGTGGCTAATAGTGCAGAAGAGGCACAGAATATACATCCCGGTGGTGGATCAGGTGACTTTGATATGTATGAAAGTTGGGTATCACGGCCCAGTCTTGTAAAGGTAATGTATCTAGGTGAGGTCGTGGGTGAGCCGGACAGTGACATCTATCCCGGTGCTATAATCTGCGCCTCTTTTAATGCTGGATAAGGAGACACCACATGCTTCATAAAGTAATGACAGAAAAAGTTAAACTAATGTCAGAAGTTCAGCGTGACTATGCTCTTAAAGATGTTAGAGAGACTATGAAATTGCATGATCGTGACAGTGATTATTATGCACAACTAGAGGCTGAGTACGATGCACTATTGGAGGCAATGGGATGACTTGGATTATTGTACAACAATGCGTAGATTGTGGTGGACATGGTGAATTATATAGTTACTATACTACACCTAACAAATGCCATGAGTGCGAAGGTACTGGTGAGAAGGAATACTATGAAGAAAACTATCAGTATGACACTGTAGATGAGGTGAAGGAAGACTACTCTAATACTCTTACTGTAATGCTGACTAACTAAACATAGGAGAAGACTAATGAAAACTACACTGCACGATGTAAGTTCTATCGTTATATCTAAAACAGATATGGAAACATTTGGAACAGTAGAAGTAGAGGTAACAACAACACGTGGAGAAAAACTTAAACTAACATGCTTCCATGAAACTGATGCACCTATTACCCTAGACACAGGAGAATGAATATGTTTGACCATGATAAACTAAACTTTCAAGTAGAGAAGTTCCCACTGTATACACCCTACTCTGGGCTACATAACCCCAGCACCCTAACTAAAGTACCCACAGAGATTGGGGTAGGTCTGCGGCGTGTAGATACTATGGAGCCACTGGCTATTGTATCAGATAGCTATGAGCCTACGCAGTATCTTACTATCGTAGATCAGATCGAAGATGCACTCAACCTAGCAGGATTGGACTTGACTGATGCTGACTTCACCACCAACACCTACGACAGTGGTGCAAGGATGGAGTTGATTGCTAAGTTCCCTGCCCATGCACAGGACATCGATGGCACTGGACCTGTGATACCACAGTTTGTCTTCCGCACCAGTCATAACAGGACATGGGCCAACAACGGTATGATGGGCCTCTTCAGGTCGTTCTGTTTCAACACCTTAGTCAGTGGTGATAAGCTGGCCTATGTGTATGGTAGACACACCAAAGGCTTTGATGCTGTGTCATTTGGTGCCAAGATCAGGGCAGCATCTGAGTACGTAGCTGGTGATGGTCTGACGCAGATGAAGGGGTGGTACAATACTGAGCTTAGTAGAGACAATGCTATCTCTTTGTTCACCAAGACACTAGCCAAACGATTTGATAATGTTAAGCGTAAGAATGTAGCCAACAAAGTTATGTTGTCTAACCTCATGAAGACCTTTGACAATGAGAACCGTCACGTACATGGTAAGGGTCTCTATGAGAAGTATGGTACACAGGTGAAGGGTTCACTCTGGACGGCCTATCAGGCTGCTACTGAGTGGTCTAGCCACACAGCTACACCTAGAATGAAGGGTAAGGCACACACTCGTAAAGTATTACGTGAAGAAGAGGTAAAGAAAATGTTGGTATCACCTGCTTGGTTAGAATTGGAGGCTGCATGATGTCAAAACACGACCTTATTATGATTGGATTAGCATTATATGTGGTTGGACATGTTATAGCTGGACTATTAGAATTGGAAGCAGCTTAATGTTGGAATTTCTTATTATTTTAACCGTTGTACATGTAATAATACATATTATCTCTTGACAGTAAGATAAAAGTTGCTGTATAATTAGATGTATGATATACTATAGAGAAGGAGTAAGTGACTATGTACTTTAACTACTACAACTATTCAGATATCCCTGAAGTACTGGAGGATTATCTTATGTCTACCTTGGCATTCTCAGGGTACAATATCAGTAGTATAACTGAAGTAAGTATAGCAGACATCAATGGGTTCTTAAATATGAATGAAGAGGTAAGTGAAGAGTAATGAGCATAGTAGAGGGAAAGGTATGGGGAGTAACGATCCCCTTGATCCAATGCCCCCAAATAGAATTGCATTCTATCTTTATTAACACTGGTGGTTACTGCTCTAAGCACTGCCACCAGTCAAAGATAAATGCTTTCTATGTGGAGGATGGTGAACTCGAAATCCACCGCTGGAAAGATGACTACGATCTAGTAGATATAACAGTTCTATATCCTGAAGACGTAGCTATCGTTCCAGCTGGTGAGTTTCATATGTTTAAAGCTAGGCGAGACACTAAAGCACTTGAGATTTACTGGTCTGCACTTTCGCTTAATGATATTACAAGAGATGTAATAGGTGGGGTAGATACTGAGTATGATCTTTTCCCGGAGAGTGTTGCAGATTTGTTTGGTATCGGTAAGACAATGGACCTTGGCGATCTTAGTGCTTCTACTAAGGAGAGTAAATAATGTCTAATCTATTAGAATTTAAGAAGGTTAACAACACACCTACTTTAGTAACAACTAATGACTATAATTCTCTTGATCATTCTGAGAAGTTGAAGTGCTTGATCAGTGTGCGTACTGCCATTGAAAAGGAAATCAATTGGGTTGAGAAAGAGTTTGGAAAGTTTGTAACTAAAAGAAAATTCTAGGTTGATGTATATAATAGTTCAGGATATACTTAATGTAGCACACGATGAGGTAGAAGATTTTGATTGCTTCGATATCTTGACAACACCCACTGGCTTTCCTATGAAGTTCACTACAGAAGGCGAAGCCCTGAAGTTTTTAAATGGATTAGGTTTAGATGAGATGGAATGTATAGAACAAGGAGAAATTAGAATTGACAGAGTTCACTAATGAATACAATGGGTTAGTGTCCCAGCTACATAAGAATATTAACACTCTTAAAATACAACTTGAGAAAGAACAAGAGCTTACAAAGAAACTTAGAAAAGAATTATCCGTAGCACGACAAGAGACAGGCAACGGTAAGTTCTGGGCAGAATTAGATGAAGGCCGAAGTAGTTAATTTTTATTCGCATTGGAAGGCTAGACAGGAGAGGCTAAGAAAAAACCTTGGCTATCCTTCCGACCTATGGTACTGTATGTTAGACAACGGGTATGAGCCGACAAACTCAGAAGATGTGGATAAATTTATAGAAGAGTTGAATGAAGATGAGTAAGAATTTTTGGGAGAAAGAAAGGAGTGCCTTACTTAGAAGCCTTGTTAGAGAGTATAAGGAAGAAGGTTATGATATTAAAGAAGCCCGACACCTAGCTAGGATTGAGCTTAATGAAGTCATGGAAGACAAGGAAGACTTTGTAAGCAATCTTTGGAGAGAAACATTTGAAGATGTATAACTTAGTCTATAAGAGTAATGTTCTTAAAAGCTACAAGACTAAGCGTGAAGCTCAACAAGAGCTTGACGATAGGGCCAGCCTATGCTACATGTTGAGAGTGTTACCTGTTGAAGCCTACACCATTGCGAAAGGATTTATTAATGATAAGTCAAGAAGAGGAAGAAGTCGGAAGCAAAGGTCCATGTCCTAACTGTAAGTCTTCTGATGCCAACCATCACTACTCTGATGGACATACCTACTGCTTTAGCTGTAAAGCATATAAACATCCAGAGAAAGTATCTACTATGCCTACTCCTCAACCTAAAGATGCTAATGTCACAAGCCTAGTTAATTCAGGTGAGTACAATGATATCCCTGACCGTAAGATTAGTAAGGATACTGCCAAGAAGTTTGGCACCCTGACTAAGAAGAAGGGGTCTATGATTACTCACCATGTCTACCAGTACTGTGATAAGAATGGTAATCATATCTGTAATAAGGTAAGGGACACATCCAATAAAAAGTTCTGGTCTGAAGGTAATATGTCTAACGCCGGGCTGTTTGGGGAGAATGTCTTTACTCCAAGAGGTAAGTTCATTACCATCTGTGAGGGTGAGGTAGATGCCATGAGTGCCTATCAAATGATGGGATCGAAGTGGCCCGTGGTCTCACTGAAGAATGGTGCGGCATCAGCAGCAGCCAACTGTAAGCAATCGTTTGAGTACCTCAATCAGTTTGATCAGGTTGTCTTGTGCTTTGATAATGATAAGGCAGGTAAGCAAGCAGCCGCAGATGTAGCTGAGATTTTTGAGCCTAATAAGTGTAAGATCATGCATCTAGAGATGAAGGATGCCAATGAATATCTAAAGGTCAGTAAGTCAGCAGACTTCATGCAAGCGTGGTGGGGTGCTAAACCCTTTACTCCTGCTGGCATTATTAATCTACATGATCTAGGCGATAGCCTGTACGATGAGAATTACTGTGAGACCTGTCTATATCCTTGGTCACAGATGAATGAGAAGACCTATGGTATGCGTACTGGTGAGCTAGTCACCTTCACCAGTGGTGCTGGTATGGGTAAGTCCAGTATCATGCGTGAGCTAATGCATCACCTAATGATGAACACTAAAGATAACATTGGTGTCTTGGCTATGGAAGAAAGTGTACAGAACACAGCCTTCAACCTTATGTCAGTGGAAGCCAACGCTAGGCTCTATATCAAAGAGATACGTGATCAATATACTAAAGAGCAGCTACGTGTATGGCAGGAGAAGACCATCGGGACCAAGAGGTTCTTTGCCTTTGATCACTTTGGTTCTATCAGTAACGATGAAATCTTAGGTCGTGTTCGTTACATGGCTAAAGCATTAGGAACCAAGTGGATTATCCTTGATCATCTATCTATCTTGGTATCAGGTCAGGAAGACAACGGCGATGAGCGTAAGTCAATTGATATTCTAATGACTAAGCTACGCTCTCTAGTGGAGGAGACAGGCATTGGCTTGCTGCTTGTGAGCCACCTACGTCGGCCAAGTGGTGATCGTGGGCATGAGGATGGTCGTGAGGTATCCCTGTCACATCTTCGTGGGTCTGCCAGCATAGCACATCTATCTGATGCCGTTATCGCATTGGAACGCAACCAGCAAGCAGACGATGAGCAAGCAGCCAACACCACCACCATACGTATCTTGAAGAACAGGTATACTGGTGAGACAGGTGTTGCTTGCTACTTGCATTATGATAAAGTAACTGGTAGGATGACACAGATTGACAATCCATTCGTGGAGAATGAAGAATGAATAAAATTAAATGGTTTATTCATAGGTTATTTCACAACTCAAACTTTTTTGTAGGAGTTTACTGCCTAGATTGTGAGGGTGAAGAAGGTTGTCCTACATGTGATGGAAGAGGATGGCACATTGTCTTAGAGAAAAAATGTAAAACTTCAAACGCCGTTGAGAAAAAATATGATAAGTTAGATGGTAGCTTTATGATGTGTTGCCATGCAGAATATCTTTTAGATTATAATAATGAATCAAATTTTGTAACAGCAATAAGAGAAACTTTTACACAAGCTCAGATAGATGATGTCGTTAATTGGGATTGGGTAAAAGATAATCCTCTTAAGGAGAATGAAGAATGAACCAACATGAGAAACAACAACAGAACAAAATGGAGAAAGAGAATGACTCAAATGGGTCCACGTAAACAATTTGATAAAGCTTTGTATGACATAGCAGATAGGGAT